ATCTCTACGATGTCCTGTGTCATACTCTCCTCTGCTTTTGTGCTACTCATTGCTTTTACTCACATACACTGTTATCAAGTTCAGTGACTTGCCGATATCTTCAAGCTGCTCAAGCATTTTGAGTAGTAAATAATTTTGTGTCACTGCTTTGTACTGATCTGCTGATATTCCACCAATATCAAGCACTGTCTCCATCTCGCATTCAGTGGCTATTCTTAGTCTTTCTGTTGGCTCTAGTCTTGTGTCCATTGCTCCTCCTCGTTTTGCTCTATATCATGCTGTGCTATCTCTTTTTTTAAATACTTCATGGATATATCCTGCTGTGTTTTGCTGTTCGCGTTCTGTCATACCTTCACGCACCATGGCTATTAGTGCTTTGACGGCTGTTTCCAGGTCGTCTGAGAACTCACCAACACCATCAAAACCACCTGGAATGAGGTTGCCCTTCTCGCCCTCAGCCAAGGCTTCATTGCCTAGCTTGTCCAGGAAGGCATGAGACTCGGGACTGCTGAGAAGCTCATCCCACTTGGCATCAATGTTCCCTGCATCCTCTAACTTCCATGCATCTATCGCTTCGTTATCTGATAGAGACATTTGTTAATCCTCCTCATATAGATATTGCTCTTTCTCAAAGCGCTTCAAAGCCTCATGCTCTTTCGGCTTCCATCGATTATCCTAGCCCATCTTGTGTGGCTTGCACATCTTGCAGCTACGCTTCTTGAGTTTGAGTCGCTTTCTCATACAGCATCTCCTTCTTGGCCTGTTTGCGAGCGGCTTTGTGCTGATAGCGCGTAAACCATTTGTGTGTAGGTTTGTGACGAAAGTAGTCAAGCTGCTTATGGCAGTAGTCTTTAGCTGTTTCCCAGCCGTAGTACCTCATCGTATTTCCTCCTCGTTTTGTGGTGTATTATGCTGCTCTCTATCGCTGCTCAGGTACCACTTCACACGGTCCTCTGCAACGTCAAATCCGTATCGTTTGTGGTGTGAGCACGCTTTACAACTTGGTACCACATTGTCGTATATCAAGCCCTTTGCAGGATCTACCATCTCGATAACAATATAGGTGTATTCTTCGCAAAAAGCACAAAGGCCTTTGAAGTCTGAGGCGACCGATAATAGCTGCTTTAACGTCAGTGTTGTAGCTAAACCTTGCTTATGTGCTTTGTATGCGCTTGTCTCAAGACGATCCAATTCACGAGCAGCATCACGCGAAAAACAGGCTGGACATAGACCGTATGCATGTCGAGCTTCGAAGGTATCGCCACAAATACAGCAAGTGCTCATCGTTTTATCCTTGGGTAATATTGTGTTTGTCGAGCCAACTCCAGCCCTTCAACGTATGATGCATCTACATTGACCTTTCTCCATGTTCTTGGCACCCCTGTATGTGGATCATTAAGCTGGTAGGCCATCAAACACCCTGCGTTATATAGTTCTCTAATGGTAATTGCAATGAGTGCTGTTTTGCCATCTTTATTATAAATAAGTGGCCTTTCCTGCTCCAATAAGCTAGTTGCCCTTACCCTATCAAGATTAACGAGTATCCATTCTGTGATACTATGGGTTATGTCTGCCCATGTGTACAAGTATCGAGAGGCAAATCCCTCTTTTATATTTGCTAGCTCGGTTTTCTTGCCACTGGCTCTAAACGCCCTAATTGTTAGATCACGCTGTGGACACTCTGGACGTCTTACCCTGACTGCAAGGTCACTTCCATTCATCCCTATGATGAAATCAGTTGCACGTTTTGTATCCTTCTCAACAGGCGCAACGGATATATCAACAAGATAAGGCAGTAATGTGGTGAGGATGCTGAAAATTTGGGGGTGATACAGCTCTTCCATTTTCTTGTCATCATCATACTGCGACATATTTTTCTACCTCGTTCCCATACTGATCAAACCCGTCTCTTTGTTCTCTGCTGAAGACATCTATACGGGGTCCTGGGCTAGCTTCTCTTACTCTGTCATAAAACACGTCTGGCTTACGGCTGTGCTCTCTTACATCTGCTTTAAAGTCAAGCCGTAATCCTTTTCTCATGAGTGGCATGCTACCCTTTATGCAGAATAGGACATGCTCAGTTGAATACATCCATGAAAAGGGGGTAAAGCCAACATTCTTGACCCAGGTCATCAGGCATTGATATCTAAATCCCCAGTGCTCTGCGAGCCGTAGTGCCATGGGCATATGCTTCTGAGTCGTCCAGAGGTACAGATGGCAGTTGTCAGCGGCAAAGGTCGGTAGTGGGAATGCTTTCAATTCGTACTCATCCATCGTTGGGTAGTCAAACTCCATCTGGTTAGGCCGTACGTCTCGCTCAATCTTTTGCATCTGCCAAGGGGGATCCATGACGATGCAGCTATATTGGCCTGTGGGAAGCTGAACTCCTCTGGCTTTAAGCTGAGCTATATGTGCTTGCTCTTGCTCTCTTCTCACTATGGATTTTGCTTCATAATAATCATTTGCTATGTGTGATGCTATCGTTTGAAGAATTGCCTCTTGCTGAGCCTCTGGCTCTTGTATGAGAAATGACGCGGCTGTCACGCTCTGCTCATTTAGGATTTTGAGAAGGGCTTTACTTTCTGCTACCTTCCCCTCGTCTTCTAGTTTGTCTGCTCGTTCAACCACTTTAGCGGCTTTCTCATAGGACTTTCCGGAGCCAAAACCCACTCGTTCAGCTACTTTGTCTCTAGTTTTTCCATCGGAGGACGGGTGTGGATGGGCGTCCACACCCGTGTCTATTGCCACTCGATCCAATACTTTATTTGTAGAATTGGCTCCTTCTGCCATCCTCTTCAGAGACTCTCTCTCTTCAATCTTTTTCCACTCAACACCCTCACGCACCTTCTGCTCAGGTGTCTTGTCCCTAGAGGCATTTTCAAGCAAGAGAGCCTTTAGCTCATCTTCCTCAGTCTCGAATACCTGCATGACATAGGGGACTCTCATAAGTCCTAAAATACGAGCGGCTTGCCAGCGTCTATGTCCACTAATAATCCGATTGTTCTGGCTAATGACAAGAGGCTTGATCCACTTGGAGTCCCTGATGTAATCTACCAGTTCAATGACATCCTCTTCACCGTAGATCTCGACATTGCGAGGATGTGGCTGTAAAAGATTGATGTCAATCTGTGCTGCTACAACGTTGTTATGTGATAATCCGACTGCCATTGCTATTATTCTCCTATTGCTTGTGTTATTGTATTGTTAGGTACAAAGCTTGTGATGTACACTTGACAGCCAGGAACGCTGACAAGGTAACGGTTGTCCCCAATGACCGTTGTGCTAGCTGGTGAAGAGCTGCTGTGATCGATGCCATAAAGCCTCTCTAGCATCTCAATGCGCGCCTCGATTGCTGTTGCTCTATCCTCAAGAGTCTCCTGTGTTGCTTCTTCTGACATGCTATTATCCTCCTAAGTGCTAATTATCGCTATGCTCTGTAGGGAAGAATGACAAATCTAATACACAATCGCCAAAACCTACTGAGATGGTGTAAGCGATCCTGCCATGGTGTCTTGTATCCGGTTCCCCAATTTGCCTGATAAAAAATAGCTCTGTCACCTCTTTAATAACCTCCTCATGACTTGACAACTTCTCTCCCCAGGGCACGGCTATGATGTCAAAGTCTCTCACCAAACTTCCATGTACAGCCAGTGCATAGCCATGCTTCTGAAAAATCTTTGCAAGCTTAGGGTAAAGAGCAACGGCGTACACTGGTGCGTAGTTTGGTCGTATTTCTTCAACTTCTTTCATTCTCGTCTCCCACCTCTGGTAGCAGGTCGTCAAGCGTCACCACGTGGTCTACGCGTATTACAAGCAAAACCCATACGGTGACGAGAATTGACTGATATATTGCGCATAAAGGCAATATGTTTGATGTGAACTCTGATAGCCATTGTGGTACGTTCATGCTTCTTTATCCTTGAATATCTCGACAAACATGCGGTGTGATACTGGCTGGCTCTGGCAATCTCACGAGGATTTGACCGAGCGTGAGGTACTCGATCGTGTTCTCGCGCTGGTAGCTGAGAGGGCCTTCCATCTCCTTCAAGTCGTCCATGCGAACCCGAATGGCATTCCTGAGCATGAGTAGCTCTTTGAGGCTGTGCAGCTCTAGGGTTATTACAGCATCCACGGGCTATCTCCCTCTATTGTTTGGAATTGACTCTTCACAAACTCAGCTTCGAAGCACTCGAAAAGCTTCTCTG